CGTTTGATCGGTTTTACGTTTGATCGGTTTTACGTTTGATCGGTTTTACGTTTGATCGGTTTTACGTTTGATCGGCCATGCGTCGGACCGTGTAGCGTCTTCTCGAAATAATAGCCGGATTATTTCGAGAGGCGTTGGCTATTCCATTTCACGCCGTTCCACGTTAACGCTAAGCGGACCGCCTGTTTATGGTCTGCCCTATACGCATGCAGATAACGGCATCCACCACGGTCAATTCCCCATAGCTGAGAGCTATGTGGGGAATTGAGCTTGGCGCATGCGTTGGGCTATGCTGACGGGCATCTTTCCGCGCGTCATTCCACGTCATTCCACGATAAATATTTTACGTCGTGGGGAATAACTGTTGACTGCATGCACTGGCCGTGCGAGGGTACATGCAGTCAACAAGAGAGAGAGAAACATGACAATGAACATCGAACGCATCAAGGCCGCCGCTGACGCCGCCACCGCAAAACGCGGCAAGCGCCGGGGTGAGATTAAAGCGCAGTGCCCAGCGATGGGCACAGACGCCGCGATCTACTGGCAAGCTCATATGAGCGTGTACAACCCGTACAAGCTGAGCATTGTGCAACTTATCTTTGCTGACAGAGAGTTTTTCGATGACTGCGAGCGCTACATCGCGTCGCTGCACATGGCCCGCCAGGCCGCCTGATCAACCCGCCGGGGCCAAGCGCCCCGGCACCACCAGAGAGGACCATGACAATGATTGACCATTTTGAACGACTTGCCCGCCACCAGCGCGAACAGCGCCGGGGCAAACAGTTGGCGGCGCTGATGGTGGCGCTTTGGGTTATTGCCGCCTTAGTCGCAGGCGGCGCGATGGCGTTTGCATTTCTTTTGGCCATCGCAGAAAGGGGCGCGTCATGACTGACGATAAACAGCTGTGGACATTGTATGGCCAATATCTCGGCGCCCGCGTAGTGGAGGCCGTTCAGGACGGCTCCAAGCTGGCGGGCCTGGCCCAACCCGACAGTACCGCGTCAGGCTTTGACGTTCTGATCGATTGCTTGGCTGTCTGGCAGTCGGTGGAGGGTTTTGACTTTGACCTGACGCCGCAGGCCGCCGCCGCAGCGCTGTCAGCCGCTGACGGTATGGCTGGCCGGCATGAGGATTGGCTGGATTCGTGGCTGGACGCATGGGAGGCGTGGGAAGCCCACCTCGACTCGCAGGCCGAGGATGACGCCGACGGAGCCACACCATGGGCGCGAGAACACTCCACAATGTTCAGCGCAGCACAATTCTGAAATTCTGATCGGAGAGAGACATGAGCAACGAAAACCACAACCCAACGCGCGACCGCCTGATCGCCTACCTCAGCGCGCCGGACGTTTATGACCCGCCGACGCTGGAAAGCCTGCACAATTATATTGTTTCGCTTGAAGAGGCGGCGGCGGGGAGGCGCAACCTGCGCCCCCGCTTGGTGGATCTCAGGAACCGGGCCTTTTACATCGCCAGCCTCGACGCCGACACTGAGCTGGCCAGTCTGGGCGTCCGCGAAGAGGCGAAAGCCATGGTGGCGTCGTTCGATGACCTGTTAGGCATCGATGGCTGGTCAGACCGGCGCTACACAGATCGCGACGAGACGGCGGGGGAGCGTAATGATGCCACCCGCTGATAAAATTTCTACAGAAAGAAAAGCCAGGAAAATTTCTACAGAAAGAAAAGCTGGGAAAATTTCTACAGAAGAGCGCGCTACGCTGCGGCACTTGGTGCGCGAGCGTGACGAGGCGCTCAAAAGGTGGCAAGCAATTGGCGAGATGTGGAGCGCGGAAAAGCGCGCGCTGCAGGATTATCAGCTAGCAAGCGAGCGCTTGCGTGCGTATCGAGAGGAACTGGGCAATGGGTAAGCGGATCGACGAATCAGATTTGCGCTTCCGGCGGTTTGATGACCCCGACACGCCGCTGGCGGAACTGGCTAGGCCGGTCAGCGCTACTGAGGCAAGCCGACGCCACTATATTGCCACGGCCTGCAACAGTAGCTCGTCAACGGGCGATATGCCTGACCACGACCTTGGCCGGTTTCAGGTGGCGATGAAGCGCCGCCGGGAACCTACGCGATGAGCGGCGCTTATTGGGATGCAGTCGTCCGCAACGTCGTCGACGACCTGTCGACGGCGGGGCCGGGCGCCCGTAACGCGCAGCTTAACGCTGGCGCCTTTGCGCTGGGTCGCTGCGCGCACCTGCCTGGCGCTGACATTGACGCTGCGCTGCTGCAATTAACGCAGGCGGGTGAGCAGATCGGCCTGCGCCCGCCTGAGATCCGCGCCACTATGGCGTCGGGCTTCCGGCGCGGCACTGATAGCCCGCGCGATATAGAAGACGGCTCGATGCCGTTTGAGCCGCCCGCGATTGAGCGCTTGATGCGTCGGCTGGCCAAGGCGCGCCTGATCGAGGCCGACGTCGAGGACGTACAGGCAAAGATTGATCGGGCGCAGGCCAAGCTGAAATCTTGCGTGACCATCACGCCGGACACGGCCCAGGCCTGCCGCCCGGCGTTGCTGTATCTCAATGGCCGGGGGATTAGTGCCCGCGCACTTGATGGGCAGGCGGCGTTTTCGCCTAACGTGGCGGGCGGGCCAGCGCTGGTTTTCCCGGCGCGGGATGCTGACGGGCAGGTGACCGGGTTGCAGGCCGTGCTGGTTGATGCCGACGGCGAGCGCAGAGAGCATAAGGGCGTCCGCAAGTTTAGCCATGGCCGGATCGCTGGGTCTACGTTCCAGATCGGGCCGGAGGACGCCGTCGACGTTATTCTGGCCGAGGGGCCGGAGGATGCCCTGTCGGCTCACATGGCGGCGCCAACGGCCCGCATTGTCTGTACGTTTGGCAAGGCCGGGCTGCGGTCCTACACGCCACCGCGCGGCGCGTCGGTCACGATCTTGGCTGATCCCGATCTGGACGTGTCGACCGTAATTGACGCCATTGGCGGCGGCGGGACGGCGTTTCGCGTTGTCAGGTTTGACCGGCTGGACGGCAACTGCACTGACGCCAATGAGTATTTGCAAGCGCACGGCGTTGAGGCGCTGGCCACGGCCATCGTTGGGGCTGACACTGCGGAGGACGCTAAGGCGGCTGAGGCCGAGGCTAAATACGATTGGCCGACGCCGTGGCAATTTACGCTCGACGTGCCGCCCCGGCGCTGGTTGTACGGCGATCATCTGGTGCGCGGCTATGTGAGCGTGCTGGCGTCAGCGGGTGGCGTTGGCAAGACGTCGATGCAGATTGTTGAGGCGCTCAGCCTGGCGACAGGACGCGACCTGCTTGGCGAAACAGTGCATGAGGGGCCGACCAATGTTTGGCTGGTCAACCTTGAAGATCCAATGGAGGAGTTGACCCGGCGTATCGCGGCGGCCTGCCGATATTATGGGATCAAACGCGAGGAAATCGACGGGCGGCTGTTTGTGGACGCTGGCCGCGATCTGCGCATGACGTTTGCTCGGTCGGGCCGCGATGGCGTCACGACAGACGGCGCAATGACTGATTACATGATTTCCAAGATTTCGGAAAACGAGATCGGCGCTGTTTCGATTGATCCGTGGGTCGCAGCGTTGGGCATCAATGAAAACGACAACGCCGAAATGAATTTGGCGGTAGGCGCGGTCCGGTCGGTTGCTGACGCGACTGATTGCGCGATCTCGCTGGTCCATCATATCCGCAAGGCCAACGGCGATCAGGCTGGCGCAGATCACATTCGCGGGGCGTCGTCTTTGCTTGGAGCGGCTCGCGCTGCACGCGCAATCAACAAGATTACGCAGGAGCAGGCTATCGCTGAATTGGGCGTGCCTGAGGATCAGAGCTTGGGCATTTTTCGCGTTGATAACGCCAAGGCTAACCTGACCCTGCCGCCGGACAAGGCCGTTTACCGGCGCATGGTTGGCGTGCAGATGCCCAGTGGCGAATATGTCGGGGTGTGCACAGCGTTTAGCCCACCGGATTTGTTTGACGGGATCACCGCTGGGGATACACTGCGCGTGCAGCGTCTCATCCACAAAGCTGCGCAGGAGGACGTGCCCTACCGCAAGTCGTCTCGCGCGACGCAGTGGGTTGGACATGCTGTCAGTCAGGCTATCGACGCTGATGTAGCGCCAGCAAAAGTTCGGGCTTTGCTTAAAAGCTGGCTTGCCAGCGGCGTATTGGCTGAGGAGCCATACAAGGACGCCCGCAGTGGGCGGGAAACAACTATTATTGTCGTTGGCGAGTGGGTCACTCGCGATGAGGCAGGACTTTAGGAAGACAAAATGACAACACGATCAGACGTACCAAAAGAAGCGGCGGAATTGATTGACGGGGATCGCAACCAAGAATACGGCGATCCGCGCGAGATGCACCAGCGGGCGGCCGACATATTTAACGGCTACCGTGGCGCTGGCGGGCTGCTCACAGCTCACGACGTTGCGATCCTGTTGCTGTCGGTTAAGCTCGCGCGCTTGAGCCACATGCCTGATCACCGGGACAGTTATGTTGATATTTGCGGTTATGCTGGGATTGCCTATGAGATTGCAGATGGATGACAGCCAGGCGATTAGCGACGCCACGCAGTGGCTAAGCGAGGACGGCAGGCCGTGCGATGAGCGCGATGTTGAGGCGGTGCTGGTGCGCGATCATCAGGCTGGCCGGTATGTGGTCGTTACGGCATCGCATTTGATGGCATATGAGCAGGGCGAGGACTTAGACCATGAGATCGCTGAGGAGCTGGAAGATCTGATCGGCGTCGCGATCAGGCAACTGTCGGACCATCTGGGCGGCATCCTGCCGGTCGCGCAGATCATCAACACCGTCCTGTCGGATCAGATACCTGACGCGGATGGCGGTCCAGATGGGCGGGGCCACTGATGCGCAAATATGATGTGCCTCTGCTGGACCGCGAGTATGCTGTCCGCCTGTCTACGCGCACTGGTGCCATTGGCGGTTCGATCAGAGGGCGCGCCGGTCTGGCCGCAGGGACTGTGGGCGAGATTACTGTGGCGCGCGAGATCGGCGGGCAGAAAGCATACGGCGAACATTATGACCTGACCGGGCCTGGCGGTCTGACGGTCGAGGTTAAGACGCAGGTTATGTACGCCCATAACCTGCCGCCGCATCCGCAGAACCCTGTCTACATGTCCAACCTGTCGTGGTCGGCGGCGGGGCGTGTGGAAATGCTCGCGTTTTGCATGACGACGCCTGCGTTGTTGCAGTGTTACGTGCTGGGCTACATGGCGTCCGTTGAGTTTATGGAGCGCGGGCGCGAGTTTAGGGAGATGATGGGTACAAAAATCAGGCGCCCGGTTTGGGGCGTTACAGTCGGAGAGCTACGGGAGAGCATAGATGCCGCTGAAAATTGGAAAGCAGAAGAAAGCAAAACAGAGGATAGGCAGGCGAGCGCAGAGCCTGATGCCGATCAAGTACGACCTGCAACCGCCGATACCGGCGGCGGTGTGGGGCCAACTTGAGCCCCTCGATCGTGTCGCTGCTGAGTACACGGCCAAGTGGGGAGACCGCCTGCCTGGGTGCGTTAGCACTGAAATGGCCGGGCGGTTTGAGTCGGCATATGAGGCGCTGCGCGACGCGGTTAGCGCGCATGATGTCCACAAGGTGGCGAAGATTGCGCCGCAGTTGGTGCGGGCGTGGGAAACGCTAGAGAAAGAGGCGCTTGCCGCTGGCCATAGGCCGCTGCCGGACACCGCTTATGCGGTTGAGCTGGGCGACGGGAACATCTGCGCGTTTACCTGCTACGCTCACGACGCCGCAAAGCTGCGGCAGCAGCATGACTGGGTTGTCTACACATATGACAACGCAGCCCGGTTGCTGGCCCATGCGTGGGAGGAGACGATCTTGAAAGATGCGTTCAAAACGTTTCCTGATGCCAAGGTCGTCGAGGTGCGCGATGGCAAGAAGACGCCCGTTGGCATTATCGAAGATGAAATACCATTTTGAGGGAGGAAAACATGATTAACCCATGGGAAAACAACGGACGAAAGCGCCGGACAGACGTGGACCGCAACGCCAAGCGCGCAAACGGCGAGAGCCTCCACCAGTCAACAGCCAGCACTTACTTGCGCCGTTGCGGCCTAAAAACAGGGTCTCTGTTGCAACATCTGACGGACGAGAAAATCACTTGGCTGGCGCGGAACGTGCCTGAGGGTATGACCATCAACGAGTTTTTAGCGACGGCCCTGCTGGATGACGCAATGGCGGAGGACGAGGAATGAGGAAGCTGCGCGTTTTGGATTTGTTCAGCGGGATAGGCGGCTTCAGCCTTGGGCTTGAGCGAACCGGTGGCTTTGAGACTGCCGCATTCTGTGAATACGAAGATTTCCCGCGCCAAGTTCTGGCAAAGCACTGGCCTGACGTGCCGTGTTTTCCTGATGTGCGCGAACTGAAAGGAGAGGACGTTGACGGATCAATTGACGTTATTTGCGGCGGATACCCATGCCAGCCATTCTCTCAAGCCGGGCAGCGCCGAGGCCAAGAAGATGACCGCCACCTCTGGCCGGAATTTAGTCGGCTCGTGGACGAGTTGCGGCCCGCTTGGGTCATTGGAGAGAACGTTGCTGGGCACATCAGCATGGGCCTCGACGACGTGCTATCTGACTTGGAAAGACAAGGCTACGCCTGCCGGACGTTTGTTATTCCAGCTTGCGCCGTCGGTGCCCCGCACCGCAGAGATCGCGTCTGGACCATCGCCTCACGCAGCGATGTGGCCGACGCCGAAATCGACGAGCGGTGGCCCCTCAAATCTTTCGGGCCTAGAGATCAAAGGCGAGATGACACCAACTGCATACAGGGACGGACAGAAAATTCAGGTCAATCTGGTCACTGCGGTAAATTGGGGACTATCGCCGACCGGCCAATCGCAAATTGGGAGCTTGAACCCGACGTGGGTCGAGTGGCTAATGGGGTTCCCCTCAGGGTGGACAGACTTAAAGCCCTCGGAAACGCCGTAGTTCCCCAAATACCAGAAATGATTGGTCGTGCGATCCTGCAAGCGGAGGACGAGGAATGAGCGCTCAATCATTGCCAGAGCGTATGCTCTGGGCCAGCGTATTGGAGTCAGCCGTTCGCGACGCCCTGCGGGACAAGCCAACAGATGAGCCTGGCTCTAAACGTAACAGCGTGCAGTGGCGGCAGGACAGGGCCTATATCAGAACCTCAGCGTTTTCTGAGATATGCCTGCTGGCTGGCGTAGACCCGCAGTACGCGCGCGACCGCATTCTCAACAAAATGGCGTCAATCGAGGGCTAGATTAGCCCTTGCATGTGCGCTGCATGTAGTCTAGGGAGGTAAACATGCAAAATCGAGACCAGAGAGTAACAGTCAACGTCACGCCGGATGATCTGGAGCGCATCCGCGCTGCGGCTGAGCGTGCGGGGCTGACCATCAGCGACTTTATCCGCCGCCTTTTGGAGGTCGCCACCTGATGATCTGCGGCATTGATCCGGGCTATAAGACTGGCGCCGTCGCATTCGTTGACGACAACTTCCAAGAGGTCAACGATCTGCCGGTATACGACAAGGGCGGGGTGGACGTCATTGCATTGATGGACATCCTGACCAGCGTCGAGCGCCTGGATCACGTCTACATCGAGAAAGTGGGGCCAATGCCCAAGCAGGGCGTCACGTCGGTCTGGAACTTTTCACGCGGCGTTGCTCAGATTGAGACAACTGTCGCTCTTAGCAGGACGCCCTACAGCCTAGTGACGCCCAACACATGGAAGCGGGCCATGAACCTGCCACGGGATAAGGATGCGGCTCGCCGGATGGCGCAGCAGTGGTTCCCGACGCTGGCGTCAGATCTTAAGCGCAAGAAAGATGAGCATCGCGCTGAAGCGCTACTGATCGCCCTGTATGGGAGGGGGAGAACATGACCATCGATCTCAACATGTCCAACGAGGACTATCACGCTCTGCCGTCCATATCGTCTAGCGCGGTCAAGACCGTCAGCATTAACGGTCTGGCGCGTTGGAAGTTTGGTCAGCGCAAAAGCAGCACCGCGTTTGACATGGGCACGGCAGCTCACGCCTTGGCTCTAGAGCCAGAGGCAGACCTAGTGCGCCGTGGCCCAGAAACGCGACGCGGCAATGCGTGGAAAGAAGCCCATGAGGAAGCTCAGAGCGCTGGGGCGCTGCTGCTAACTGCTGCCGACTATGATCAGGCCATGGGCATCGCCGATAGCGTTAAGGCACATCGCGAGGCGTCCAAGTTGCTTTCGGGCAAGCCAGTGATCGAGGCGTCTATCTTCGCTTACGATCCCAGCGTTGGCCTGGATCTGCGCTGCCGCCCTGACGCATGGCGCAGGGACATTGGCTGCGTCGTCGATCTCAAGACGACCATATCAGCCTCGCCTGAAGAGTTTGCCAAGTCAGCTATGCGGTTTGGCTACCACATTCAGGAAGCATTCTACCGCCGCGTTATGGCGCTGGCGGGTCTGCATGTCTTCCGCTTTATCTTTATTGCGGTTGAGAAAGAGCCGCCGTTTATTACGGCGGTTTACGAACTCGACTCGAACGCCCGCGCAGAAGCGGACGCCGCAGTCGATGACGCGCTGGCGCAGATCGCCAGCGCACAATCCAGCGGGATTTACCCGACGGGGTATGAGGACGGCGTGACCGTTCTTGCTCTGCCGTCGTGGGGGTTCCGCTTCAATCGGCAACCATAGTCTAGGAGACAAACATGCCAATTTCATTCTCATCAGGTAACGGCGGCGGCGGTAGCTATCTGCGGGTCAACATGCCCCAGAACCGCTGGACTTACGTCAGCGACGCAGGTCAGGAAGACCTGCCTGACCCGGTCATCGCATTCGACGTTGCCAAAATCCAGCTTGGCTGGCTCGCCATCGACACTGGTTTCCGCGACTGGCAGGCATGGCCCGGCAATACCGAAACGGTTGCGCCTGGCGATAACTACAAGCGCGGCTTTGAGCTGGACTGCTGGGTTTCCGGTGGGCGTCACGGCACGTTCTCTGGCAACTCCTACGGCCAGACAAGCTTCATTGAACGCCTCTACAACGAGGCTGAGAAAGCGCCTGAGTTTGCTGCTGGCAAAGTGCCAATGGTAAAGATTACTGCGTCCACGCCGATTTCGGTTGGTAAGGGCACGTCGTACAATCTGGAGTTTGTGATCGGCAAGTGGATTGATCGCCCAGATGTCTCTGAAACCCCGCCGGAAGCGCCTGTCTCACAGCCAGATAGTGCTGCGTCCGCTTCCAGCGTGGCTAGCCCGGATGAGTTCGGGTTCTAAATCTCGCCCCCAGCGAGTCACGCCGGGCGGGCAGGATACCAAGCAACGATGCCGCGCCCGGCACTTTTTAAAGAGGATATATGACTGATTACCCTGACCTAGTTCACCGGCTGCGCCGCAGCTACCAGATCAAAAACCCCGTGGCGGTCATCAAGCTCTGCGAAGAAGCGGCTGACGTCATTGATGCCCTAGCCAGCAGCGCTGACGCTATGCCCAAGCGCCGGGGCAGGCCACCAAAGGTGCGGACTGAAGATGGGTAAGATCACCAGAGATCAGGTCAAGTTTCTTGACGGCATTGGCGAGGAAGAGCTTTTTGAGCGCATCACCGCCGGTCATACCGTCCGATCAATTATTCGAGATTTACAGATAGGCAACCGCGCTTGGTACAAGTGGCTGGCTGCTGACCCGACCCGCAAAGAGCGCTACGAGCAAACCAAGGAAGCGGCAGCGCACTTCTACGCTAGTCGCGCCATTGATACGGCTCAGGACGCTACGCCAGAGAGCGTTAACGTGGCGCGCTTGCAGGTTGATACAGACAAGTGGATCGCCGCCAAATACAGCCCCAGCACGTATGGCGATAAGAAGCAGGTGGACGTTACGATGAGCGTTGAGGATCTGCACGCTCAGGCCGCTGCGCTAGTCAGCCAGGAAGTGGTTGAGCTGACTAGCGATGATTACGATGTCGAAGAGGACGAGGCGAACTAGCGGCCTACTGGACGCCTGCCTGAGACAGCAAGCCTCGCAGCGTTGCTGACGGTACATCCACTCTAGGCCCGCGCAGTGCGGGCGCTCCAGTCGTCAGCGCCCTTTGCCCCATGTCAGATCTGTAAAACGCTTTCTTGAGCTGGCCAGGGACTGTAGCCCCAGCGAGTGCCAACATTGCCGCAGGCAAGCCTCCGCCTATCGTCGCGGCTGCGGTCCCGGCAGAGGCGTATGTAGGCGCTCCCTCTCTAGTAAAGAACCTAGCGCGCAAACTGCGGTCTTGCTCTGGGATATCCCGCAGAATCGTTTTCCCAGCCGTTTGCAGTAAGCCCTCTGGCGAATCTGCTCGCGGCGCGTCTGCCAGAGCGTTTGGATCGACAAAATCCTCTGGGCTTCTAGCTTTCTTCATCCTTACGAATGAATTGTATTTTCTCATGCTCTCGACATAGTCGTCGGCCAGATCCGCGCGCCCAGCGCTTCTGGCAGCACTTGCCAGCGTCTCAGTGATGGCGCTTAACGCTAGGCGCTTCGCCTCATAAGCGCTTTGGTTTGCCCTCGGCACGTCAAGCTCTGACAACTCCCTGCTTATGTCCCGCAGGATCATTGCTGGGGATGACCCGGCAGCAGGAGACAAGACCGCAGCTCTAGCGTCCTCAATTGAGTTCAGGATAGATTTCTGAGTGCCAGACATGCCACTGGCTCGAATGTTTTGCGAAACTATGCTTGCCGCGTCTAAAAGTTTCCCCTGACTCAAGTCATTGGGCGATACTGCGACGCTTCTTATCTCGTTGAATGGCTTGGCGATGCGAGTTTCTATGCGGTCCATCACTTCATTGGTCAGACCAGCATTTCTGATATTTTCGACTTCATCAGGGGTGGCGCCGGACTGCTTCGCTACAGCCGCAGAAAACTGTTTACGGGCTTCTGGCGAGACTTTTTCTGTACCTGCGGCGCGGCGCACCTTTTCTGCCCCCGCGACTACCTCGCGAGGAACCTCTACGCCCTCCATGCTCAGCACCCGCGCAAGCTCTTCTCTTTGGCTGCTTACAGGCAATGGTCTGTCGAAAATTGTCCGGCCCGCAGCCGAAAGACCCATTGGCGTAACTATCGCACCGACTGCCCGGCCTACATCTTCGTTTAAGCCCAATGCTCCAGATAAGCCTCCGACTGTCTCCGTACCTGCTGCTGGTGCAGCCACCTGAGAAGCAAATCTGCGCACCAAGCCGCCTGGGCCAGAGGCTACGCCTGGGAGAAAGTTGCCAACAGTCCTAGCGCCGCTGCCTAAGGTAGTGGTTGGCTGGATCATTTCTGGGTCCAAACCTACAGCGTCAAGCGCTGCTTGGCCGGGCTTTATGTACTCTCTAGGTGTCACCGTTTGGCGGATTTGTTCTGCCGTTTCGTTTGCGCCTACAAAGTCCAATACGCTTGCGGCAGCGTTCTGCACTAAGCCGGGGTTGAGCATTGGAGACTGCAGCTGCATAATTAAATCACTCGCCTCCACTGCGGCGTCGGCCAAGCCAGTAACGCCCTCAGCAGCACCGACGCCAACTTGTGTTGCTACATCTTCAACGACAGATTTTTGGCTTTTAGCAGCCTTAATCTCTGCGATTCTTTCCCGCATCTCGGCGTTAGACGTGCCCTCCGGGAAGAATTCGACGTCGTCGCCTTGATCTGTCTTGAATTCAATCTTGATTAAACCGCTCATGAGTCATGTTCCTGGCGTCTGAGGTTGCGCGTCGGGCTGATTTAATTGGTCTTCAGTCATGGTTCTGACTACATTTTCTTCCGCCTCTTCTCCCCCCATTAGTGCTAGAGCCTTGTCAAACTGTTCCGGATTGAATTCTATCCCCTTAATCAAAGACTCACGCTGACGCCTTGCAGCGGGGGACTCCTCAGGCTTGCCGCTCATAATTCTGTCGATTGAGCGGTAGTAGTGCCTGATGACGTCTTTAATGTTTTTCTTGACCGCCTCTTCGCTCATACTGGAGTCTAGGGCCTTAATTGAGTTTTGAAGAGCTATAAGCTCAATGATTGCAACCTGCCCCAAACTTGTTTTCGCTTCTTTAAGCTCCATAAGTTGCTGAAAGCCAATGTTTGCTTTGATTGTATTCATATTTTTTACTAGTTCCCCAGCTGAAGTAAAGCCAATCCATCCCAACGCTTGAGCATAGCCCCCCGTAGAATAATCTTCGTCAGCTTTTTTATAGACATCAACCAAGTTGTTCAGTTGGCGCGTTGAATCGTAAACTATTTTGTCTAACTTAGCTGTCTCATCGCGAAGCAATGCTTGCCGCGTTTGGTTCTGTAAGATGTATTCTTTGCCCCCGTCAAAGCCCATGTTGTCCGTTATAGTTTCAAAAGATGTGTTCAAGTCTTCAATTGTCGCGTATTGGGCTTCCCCAGACCCAAAACTTGCAGCTATTGCGTTTTTGTTATCTTCAAAATTAAGCGGCACATATTCTTGATCGCCATTAGGCGTTTCGCCAACGCGTTTTGGCTGAACGGTGCCCTGCAACACTTCTTGGAAGTTAGCCTGCAATGGCAAAAGAGTTTGCGGCGGGATGTACTGCTCATAAGCTCTTGCTGCGTTAATCAGCGATTGCTGGCGGGTGCTGCCCGGCGCTTGCATCATCGCCTGCCGCATGTTTTTGACATAGTTCTGAATTGCCATACGCTGGTTAGACGGCGTGCCGTAGTTTGGCTGAGACGCCTCAGTGATTGATTTCTGCGTCTCGCCAAAGAAGTTAGTGGCCTTACCCTCAAGAGCGTTGCCTGCGTCCTTTAGAGCAGCAACGCCGAGCATAACCCGCTGCTGGCGGCTTAGCGGGCTTTCGCTGTCAAGAATACCGCCCTTGAACAGGTTTGAGAAAAAGCTATCGCCATCTTGTGCGGGAGCTGCGGCAGCAGGTGCAGCTACGCTCATCAGCGCCTTGGGCACAGGGCCACCAGACGCGCCATCATTAGGCGTAAGTCCGAGGCGTCGAGTTACTTCACTCGCTATGTTCGCAGAGCCTGGCGCGGCAAGCTGAGCGCCAGCAGCCGCAGGGCGCATCTGCTCCGCGCCTGCCCCCGGAATAGGAACTGTAGCTCTCTGGCCAATGTCGCTTGGTCCTGCAATCTTAAACGACTGCGCGCCAATGTCGATTGTGCCGGGGATGTTCTTCCCAAAGTTTTCGTATGCCTCAAGCTGCTCGTCGCGCGTCTGTGGCACGATCACCCTTGCTGGGGCCGCAGGCTGCGCAGGCGCAGCTTCCGGGCTTACTAGCGGCACCGAGTCTGGGTATGGCACCGGCTCGACGTTTTTAGTCTTTGTAATCGGTGGCAGCCTGTCGTTGCCTGCCGCTACGGCTGGCTCTGCGGGCTGGTCTTCAAACGCAACTTCTGGCCCACCCAACATACCGACCCGGAACGGGCTTGGTGCGACTTGACGCCCGACGCCGGGAGGTGGCGCGTTTGTACGCACAGTGGCAGGTTGATATGCTGGGCCTGTCCCCGTTGTGCCCTCGCCCACAGTGCGCATTCCTCCCCCAAGCAGTCTGGGGTCGCGAGGCATAGTGGAGGTCTGGCCAACACGGCCACCGCGCGGGACATTTTTCGCAACTTGCTTCCCGCCAAGAGCCAAAATACGAAGAATCCCAGCGATAGCAGCAGGTATAACAGGTGCAGGCATTTCAAAATCTCCTATCGTTTGCGCGCTTGCAGATCGCGAAGCAGCATTCCTGCCCGCGCCTGCTGAAGCGGCGACTGACGGCCGCTCAGCGCTAACATCATTCGTTCTGCCAAAGACGCCTGATCTGGCATTGGCATTTGCGTTGGCATTGGGGCTGCGGTGCGAGCCTTGGTAATGCGCACTTTAGGCGCGCCTAATTCGGCCAAAGAGGTGCCCTCAGGCGCGACGCCACCGCCCAAAATGGCCATCGCGGGGCTACCCGCTGGTGACATTGCTGGCGGCGGCGCGGCAGCAGGCTCTGCGCCTGCCATGGCCAGCATTCCTGTCAGGTCCTCGACCTGCAACGCAGGATCTGCGATAGGCGCTTCTGATATGTTGAGCAGGCCAGTTGGCACATCTCCCGGCCTTGGCATAGGCATGGGGGACTGATCAGGGGCAGCGGGATCTTCGATCTGACGCGAGATTGTTTTGAATTTATTGTAGTAGTTGCTTAGAGATGTTTTCTCTTCGTCTTGAGGATTGTATCCGCCGCGCGTTTTAACATAACTACGCATTCCGTTTACACCGCCAAGATGTGCAACAGCCCTTAGGCCATCGCGATCAAAACCCTCAGCCTTTTCACCCAGCTCGTCGATAGCCCTATCAATGTCTCTTACTTGCCACTCCATAACGCGCTCCTGCAATTCAGGATCGCCAATGAACTCTTCCATCGTGAACTGTTCTTTGTTGGCTCTTTTGTAGTCCGCAAGGCGGTCCTTGCCAAATTGGTACTTTCCTACAAATCGCCTTTTTCTTTTGTCGTTGTTTTGCCGCTGCGCAGAGTAATTGTTGCTGGACTCGCTCTTGCCCATTGCGTCCATAAAGTCTGCTATACTAAGTGCCATTACGCTGACTCCATCTGCTCACGGTGCAGGCCGTCGTAGTTAACTCGCAAGTAACCATCTTGGCCAGCAACAACCAAGTGCGGATGAGTGTTCGCAAGTTCGTGCGCCATGACGCCAGATGTTGGGTGGCTGTCCACGCCAATGCGCTTGGCCTCGTCATTCCACGTCCAGCGATAGTAGTTAACGCCTTTGTGATTGCCCGTGCTCTCAATGTTTGACTTGAGGCGAACGTCTGAACCGAGCAAAGCCCCCGCAAGGCTGGCACCGCTAGACAAGTAGCTGCCAAAGCCAGGGCGAGAGGTTTGCGTTGCCGTGCCAAGGCCACCCGGAATAGTGCCCGCAGCCGCAGGCAAGACGCCAAACGCCCGCATGGGGTAGTCGGCCTTGCGGAGAAACTCTTCAAACTGAGCGTCGAGTGCAAGCTGATCTTGCAGGGTTCCGACTTGGCCAAGTTGAGTCAAGCCTCCGGCAGCCTGACCCGCCAATGCCTGCTCAGAAGCGATCTGCTGCTGCGTTAGCCCCATGGCGCGGTTGAGATCCTGCTG